GTACCCCTTTGAATCTCATCTCTACCAGGCAGGGAAATAAATCAGTTTCTAAATCAAAGATACTCTCTAGATCCTGATTTATTATTTCTTTCTTCATTTCTTGCCACAGGTCCAATGTTAAAATGGCATCCTTTTCCGCATACTGTCCAACATGGATAGCGGGAAGTTTCCATAGCTCAGCTTTAGGATCAATGCCCCATTCTTTGGCAGCTTCATTGAGAATCGTTTCATTTTTACCATGACCCAAATAGTCCCAGCCAAGAGAATTTAGATCAAAACGATAACGATTTTCATTAACGAGTGACGCTGCGATCATAGTATCGACGATTAAGCCATTGATTTTTATACCTAATTTTTTAATCCAACAGACATCGTATATGGCATTATGGAATATTTTTGTGGCTTGACTTGCCATAGTGTCTTTAAACCATTCCAAAACTTTTTTACGGTCCATGTTGGGACCATTGCCGTGAGCAATGGGAAAATACCAGGATAAATTCTGTACTGCGACGGAGATGCCTACTACTTCACCATTACCAATAATCGAACCGGATCCTTTATTTTTTAAATCAGGATCTCGTGTTTCCAAATCCACGGCTATTTCATCATAGCTTCTTAGGTCTGGAAATTCAGTCGGTGCATTCCATTCTTTCTGGGCTTCGAATTTAGGAATGATCATTAGTTATGTGGACACCTTTCTTTTTTAGTTTTCCATTTTTTATAGCCCTCGATCCAACTTTCTGCGTACTCTTGTAATTTTTCTACGTCTTCTGTCGCATCGTAAGGTTCTGTGTAATCCCTTTCTTCGATCATTTCGATATAATGTTTAGCTTTCTCTAAATCTTTCTTTCCTCCTTTGTATTTATGTCGACAAATATATTTGATGGCGTTGCCTTCTGCAAAGAGCAAATTGTTCTTATTAGCAAATTCAGAAGGTTGAATCTTCATTTTAAGATAATGTGATCCACCAATCTGTTTTTTATACGCACTCACAGTCGATATCCTTTTCTTTCTACCGTTGCTTTCAATAAATATAAATTTTGTTTGGCACGAGTAACCGCTACATACCATACTCGATGTTCCTCGTCTTGCTTTTCAGGATTATTTTCTATCGATTTTCTTATTTTATTTGTATTATCTAAAATGACAATTACATTAATTTCTTCATCTCCTTTTATGGTATGCACGGTGGATAGTTTAATTCTTGCATCTTGACTTAATTTTTCTCCATTGCCTAGCATTGCTCTAATATATAATTTTTCATTGAGACTGGCTTTGGTAAAGGCATCAAACCAAACTAAATTAGAATTAAAACCAACTTCTTTTATATTAATAAGTTCTTGATTCTCGAATTGTTTTTCATTAAAATTTTTGTCCAAATATTCGAATACATCTTTGGTTTCGGGTAGGGTTAATCCTTCGTTTTTTGTCCAACGAGTCCAGTTCACAATATTTCGGTAAAGTTTTTGATTATAACTTTTGCCAAACTTGGTTTCGAAGTATAAATTTTTTTTCTTTAATCTGTCAGCCATTTCTTCTAATTTGTTTTTTGATCGTCCTAAAATAAGCCATTTATCTTTTGACAAATCTAAATTATCTATGGAATTAATTTTTTCGGCTCGTCCTTTGACAATATGTCCTTGATCGTCTCGTCTCGGAGACCATTGTTTTTTAATTCTTCTTTCTTCAGGAATTCTGGAAATAATAGTATTGGCATATTCTTGAACAAGTTCTGGAACTCTTCTGGACTGTGGAAGAATTTCTTCTTCTGCCGGTTCATTAATAAATCGTTTAACATCTGCTCCAGCCCATTCAAAAATAGCCTGGTCGTCATCACCTGCTAAAAAAATGTCTGTGGATTTTGTTTTAAGAATATTAAACATTTTCCACTGAATAGGAGATAAGTCTTGAGCTTCGTCGATAAAAACAACATCAAAGGTAGGGGATTTATTAGACTCTTTAATGAATCGATTTATCATATCATTATAATCGATTAAATTATTTTTTTGTTGGTAGTTCTTTAAATTAATTTTAATATGATTCAATGTGATGTAATCAAGTTTTCGTGAATAATTATTCGTATTAAACTCAGATTCTATGCCTATGTCTTTAACTCTAGCTTTATTGATTAATGAAAAATATTCAGAATCACAGTTTAAATAACCATTGTTTTCTTCTTCATTGTACTTTGTATATTTTACGCGCACGCCTGTTAGTCTACCTATTTCTTCATAATGTTCGGGTTGCATTACACGGTCTTCGCTCAAGCCTAATGTATGAAAAGAAAAAGAATGCAGGGTTTGAAAAAATTTTAGGTCTGATTTTGTAAGGTCAGATGAAACATCTTTAAAATTATCATCTTCAAGAAAGGTATCTCTTGCATTGTAGGCCGCTTTTCTTGTGAAAGCAAAATAACCAATGCGATGGAGTGGAGTTCCTTTTTTTATATAATCTTTTACATAATTTAATAAAGTAAAAGTTTTCCCTGTTCCAGGGGGACCCAATATTTTTTTAATCATACAAGGTTGTCCGTTCCTTCTATACTTATAATTTCATCTTTGATTTCTTCTTCTTTAAATTTATCTATTCTTACTTTAATTATTTGAAGAGGATTGTTAGATTTTTTGTCCTCTTTTTTCTTAGGGAATCGTTTTGGACCAAACTCACCTAGTATTTTCTTATTTGTTTTAATCATATGTGCAGTTTGTGGGGCCTTTATCTTCCATTCTTTATTTTTTAAAGTGTCGAAAAAAGGCTCAAATTTAAAATAAGCATATTCATCTTCCCATAAAGTTGATCCGCTTTTAAAAGCAACATTTGTTTCTGCTTTTGGTCCATTGATATATTCTTTCATGTAATTAAATAATTGTCCTTCTGGACTTGTTTCTTCAGGTGGTTCAATATCGTCTAATTGAGAATTAAATAAATTATCTATTATTTCTTGATAAATATCTACTTTCTGCATTGGAGGAACAAAATTTGCAGCAACACCAATGATGTTTCTTATTTTTCTTTGATCCGTTATATATTCTATGGATTTAGCGTACACCTGTTTAACTTTTTCACCATCAGGACACACAACATTAAAAGTATATTCTGGATCAGGTCTATAATTTATTTTTTGTAGACTCGATAAAGCAGGAAAAGCTTTTCTACGATCGGAAGCAATACCAAATTTTCTTTTTATACATTCAGATTTCATGCAAAAATTAACGATCGGTTCTTCATTACATAGATGTCCTTTTGTTTCTTTTTTCCATCCCTTAATTTTAAAGTCTACATAATTATCGTCCCATTTTTGATCATAAATAAAATATTCTCTTGCCGCTTGTTTGACTTTATCTTCCCAATTATCGTAGTATTTCTTTTTCGCAAAGACCATATAATTGTATAAAAACCTGTCTCTGTCATCGTTCAATTTTCCTCCATTTTGACATGCTCGTGTTATGGCTTGCAGACAGGGAGGACCTTCATTAAATTCCTCTGCTCCTCCTTGTAATACAGCTTTTATATGAGCCAATGAGAAATTTTCCAGTTCCTCTTTTGTTTTTAAATTTGCATCGACAACGTCTATGAATTGTTCAAAGGTAAATTCTGTTCCATCAAGATTCAAGGCACGTCGTTCTGTTTTTTTATAATAAGGTAGATTGATAAAATTACCATTAGATGGTTTTCCTTCTTTGTCTTCGCCTAATTCTGTTTGTTTTGGAAAAATTTCTGTTTTAGCCTTGAGACCAAAAGTGAATAATAAAGTGCTTAAAAAATTTCTTATGACGGTTGCTTTGACCGGTTCTTTTAAAAAGACACAAATATGTAATCCTCCGCTTTTAGATCTACATGGAATGACAGGAATGCTATGTTCTTTTATTGTATCTAAATATTTTTTAGGACTAAAATCCTTGTAGTAATCAACATCAATAGCTCCGAATTTTGCCATGCCCTCATCGTCACAAGGTTGAATTCCTATAGATTTTTTACCAGATAAATGTTCTAAATAATTTTTTTCTTCAATAGGTTTTGAAGACCAGCCATAGTCTCCTGGTTTTAATTTTAATTTTCCAGTTTCAGGATCAATATATCCTTTCTCAATATTCGCGAATCCAAAGTTTCTTTTTAATCCTGTAAAAATCTCTATAAATTTCTTTTCCATCATCAATTCCATTTTATACGCCGGGCGGTTAACTCTCGCGCCCCGCCCAGCTTTCGTATACGCACGTAACGAAACTTAGAAATGAGTTTTCGTTTGCTTTTGGGCAGTATCCCCGTGCTTAACTTTAACGTCTCCTTTAGAAACGTTTTCAGCAAAGGTTTTAGCTTGTTGGTACAAAGTAGTATCCTGTACAGGACCTATTTTGCTTACTTCCCAACCAAACCATGTACCTTTATCATTAGACTGTTGTATAGTCTTTAACTGATAAATGTGGCTAAAAGATGCCGGAGTAAATAATCCGTTTTTACCTTTAAGCCTGATTCCTGCCATCATGCTATTCCATTTTCTACTAATTTTTAATTGAGTAGATTTCATAGCAATCAAAGCAGTTGATGGAGTCGTACCATTCACAACTACAAAATGACTAGCAGTTCTTTCAATATAGTTGCCGTTAGGCAATCTATCTTTGAAAGAAGCATCTCTTGTAGTTTTTGTCATGATATCACTAGCTGATGAGTGAATGGCAACAGGAGCACCGGAGCCTTCGCCTCGATCTCTCCATTCAATGTATTCCAGTTTATAATGACATGGAACTACTTGAATGCCTTTTGCACCATCGTACAGGTCTCCTGTAACGGAATTGAAAATCATGCCAGGTTCTGCACCTTTAACATATTTACCATCCCTTTTATTTACTTCAGGAGATAACTGTCCTAGTATCTTT